ACTTTTTCGCTCGCGAAGTCTTTCGACTCAGATGATGAGTACGAAGAATTCAAAAAAACTTTCACAAATCGTGTAGATCTAGCAGGTCAGTCTCTGGCTAAGGATGAAGATATTACTTAGGGAATAGCTAGTGACACACCTCAAAGCACGGATGTTAAATCCGTAGATCAGGAGATCAAGATGGACAATCAAAACATCGACTTGGAAGCTTTTGCAAAGAAGGTAGCTGAAGATACAGCTGCTAAGATTGCTATGAAGCAAGCCGAGCAAAAAGCAGCTGATGAAGCAGAAGCAAAGGCATCCGCCGAAGCAGAAGTTGAAAAAGCACAGGCTGTTGAAGCCGAAGAAATCCGCGTTAAAACTGGCGTACAAACTGGCGTTGAAGCTCTTATGGCTGACGTTCAGAAGCAGCTTACCGAAAAAGACGCAAAAATTGACGAAGTACTTAAGCAGTACAAGTCTGAGTTGGAAGAAAAAGCAGCAGAAATCGATGCTATGAAAAATAGCAAGAAGACTTTTTCTGACCGTTCTGGTAAAGGCGATATCTCTAAGTGGGGCCAAGACTTTATGACTGCTCATCTTTTGGGTGTTATGACTCAAAAAGGTATGAATACTTCTTTTGCTCAAGACCTTCAGGAAAAAGCTGGTATCGATTATACTACTAACGCAGCAGACATCGATCAGGAAGTTTCTAATCTCATCGAGAAAGAAATCATGAATGAGCTGAAAGTAGCTCGTTTGTTCCGTGAAATCCCAGTTAATGGTGCAGCAACTGTACTTCCTATCCAGCCTGACGTTGACGCAGCTGCATGGGCAACTGCCGCTACTGGCGGAAACTTGCAGAATCAAGGCAACTCTGGCGGCAACGCTAATAAGTTCCAGCCTAAGCAAGTAATCTTGAATGCTTACCGTCTCGTTTCTAGTTCTTTCATGGACAATGACGTTGACGAGCAAGTACTCATTAACTTGATGCCTATGATCGTTGAATCAGTAGCTCGTGCTCACGCAAAAGCTGTTGAATCTGCATTCATTATGGGCGGTGGTTCTATCACTGGTCTTGATGGCTACGCAGCTACTCACTCTGGCAAGATTGACCTCGACGCGGCTTCTGTCGCTGCAGGTAACTCTGCTAAGATGACTTCAGCTATGTTGCTTGGTGCTCGTCAGGGCATGGGTAAGTATGGTCTTAACCCAACTGATTTGGCCTACATCGTAAGCCAGAACAGCTACTACGATCTGTTAGAAGATGCTAGCTTCCAGACTCTGGATGAAGTAGGATCTGATCTTGCAGCACGTGTAACTGGTACTATCGGAGCCGTTTACGGTACTCCAGTAGTTGTATCTGATCAGTTTGCAGCAGAAGCTGCGGCTGGACCAGCTGCATTTGCATGTTACACTCGTAACTATGTAACTCCTCGTCTTCGCGGTGTAACCGTTGAGCAGGACTACGAAGTTATGAACCAGCGTCGAGTGATCGTCGCTAGCCAGTCTCTTGGTTTCGAGGAAATCAATGCCGGCTCTGGTGCTGACCAGCCCGTAGTGAAGATTGACTTCATTGCTTAATACTTAAAAAGTATAGAAACGAGGGGGAGTTTATCTCCCCCAAGTTTTTACTAATGGACTTATAAATGGCAAACTTGATAGACATAGATACATACAAAATTTCGGAAGCTATCGTAAGTACGAAAGATGACTCTCGTATTAATACTTTGATTGCATCTGTAAGTCAATTAGTAAAAACTTATTGCGGTAACAGTATTGTTGACCACTACTCCTCAAATAAAGTAGAAACATTTAGTATTAACTGGGCTACTAATTTAGTACAACTAACAGAAACTCCTTTAGTTTCAATTGTGTCTGTAGAGGAAAGGGATGATTACAGTTCTAGTTATACTACTGTTCCCGCCACCGAGTACTTTGCAGATACTACCTTAGATGTAATATATAGGGTAAGCACACAAGGTGGAAAGAAGAACTGGCCCGGTGGACCAGCTGCTGTTAAAATTACTTATAAAGCAGGCTATTCAGATTGTCCTGCAGATTTACAACTAGCTGTAATTGACTTAGTCACTTACTATTTGAAAAACGAACATAAAGCACGTCAAACTATGCAGGGAGCAAGTATTCAAAATAATACTTCTTCAAGTCAACGTGATAATGTAGCGTTCCCAGACCACATTAAAAGGGTCTTGGATCTATATAAGAATTTTTAATGAGCAGAGAAAGTTTAACTAAATTTATTGAAGACTTATATGAAGAGATTCATAAAAGTGCTGAGTATAGAAGACATACTGCAAACCTACGTACTCATCATTTTATGTGGGATAAAAAAGATTTTCAAGTACGAATAAGTAAAGATTTACAGGCAAGAGGTTTAATTCTTACTGCGGCTGATAATACAAAAATAAGCAGTGAGTGTGATATTCTAAGTGGAAAAATAATTAGTGCAATTCAAGATATTAGATCACAAAGAGACTCTCTAGCTGAAAATCTAGAACTTACTGCAGGCAAAATTGACTATGCATTTACGTCAATGACAGATACAGGGCGCAAGCCTACTCGGTGGGCTAAAGCAGATGATGTTTTTGCAAATTTAAAAGAAGTGTATAAAGAAGCTGTAGGTATATTTTTTAATAATATGCAAACTTACTTTCAAAGTATGCAAGAGAGTCCTGAAGAAACCGCTATAAGAGTTGCCAATAGAGAAGGTAATACAAAAGGCAAATCTTCAAAAAGAGGAATACGTACAAAAGGAAAAGGAAAATTAATAAAAAGTGCCGGAAGATTTATAAATGCAGAGCACGAAGATAATGCCGGAATTCTAGAAAGTTTAGTTAGAGATGCTTTTAAGAAAAGTTCTTCAGAAGTAGTAGACTCACAAGGTAATTCTGTTAGTGAAGCTCAGTTACAAAAAGATTTAAAAGCTCTTGGTATAAAAATACAGATGAGAAGAGATGAAAACGATAATCATGTGATTACACTAGGCGGCTCCTTAATAAATATTCAAAAAGGAAATAAGTCAAAACAAGTAAATGCAGATTTAAAGACAGCACTAGAAAGGGCTCATGCACATTTAGCTAAAAATATGGGAGGACTACAGCATTTACACGGCTCGGATACTCCACTACAAAAGAGAAAGAAAAAACTGACAGCAACTGCTGTAGAGCCTTTTAAGAAAAAGAAAAACCCTAATATTAAAGTCACGCACGAAAATATAAAAGTGAGTAAAACAAAAGGAAGCAAAGTAACTACCCAAAAGAAAATTAAAGCAACTAAGGCTCGAGCAAAAAATGCAAAACTAGTATCAGCCGCAGTAGTTATGAAAGCTACTAAAAAAACAAAAAGAAGGCCTACTAAAAAGTCGCCTCTACAAGATATGCTGAAACTAGTAGTACAGTTTAATAGTAAGCTACCTCAAACGGTAAGAAAGAATATGGGAAGTCCTCAGTTAAACAACATAACGGGACGCTTTGCCAATAGTACACAGGTAACAGACGTACAAATAACTCCGCAGGGGTTTCCAAGTGTAGGCTATACATATAGGAAAGATCCTTATCAAGTTTTTGAAGACGGACTGGGTTCGCCCCCTTGGGCAAACGGACAAAGAGACCCTAGAGAGCTGATTGATAGATCTATCAGAGAAATAGCCGCAGAGTTGGCAATGGGCAGAATCTATACTAGGAGAGTATAATGAGTAGAGCATATACTACAAGACGATTGGGTATTACCAATGCTCTGGCTGAGAAGTTAAAAGATATAAATGGACAAGGTGCTTTTTTAACAGATTTATCTGGAAATGTATCACCTCGTTTAAAATTTTGGGATGAAGTGGAAGAATTCCCCACAGTTCACCTAAATGCCGGCGCTGAGACTCGAGAGTATCAAGGCGGAGGATACAAAGATAGGTTTCTATCTATTACGGTAAGATGTTATGTTCGAGAAGAGGACGCCGTAGCAGCACTAGATGCCTTATTGGAAGACGTGGAAACCGTACTGGAAGAAAACTCCATTATGGAATATAAGGATCGTACAAGTACGAGCCAATTTACACAACAAATCACAATAGTCAGTATTGATACTGATGAAGGTGTACTTGAACCGTTAGGTGTCGGAGAGATGCTTATAGAGGTTCGTTATTAGAAATCGCAGGCACGAGCAAACGTTCACGTCCTAGCCTTTTCAAGATAATCATAGGAGAATAACTATGGCTGATCAATTATATTTTAGCAGAGATACGAAAGTATTCATTAAGATAGGTACCGCTATTTGGGAAGTACCTGTTCTTGATGGATTTTCATTCTCACAAGCAACAAACGCGTCAGAGGTAACTCTGTCCGAAATGTCAGGTACAGGCGGTTCAAGCCGTCGTGGACGACGAATGTTTACTGATTCATTCGCACCTGCAGAGTGGAGTTTTTCTACTTATATGCGTCCTTTTACTTCAGTAGGTGCCGCAGATGCTGCAGCTCAGCTAGCTGGTAAGTTTGCTTCTACAACTGATGGAGATCATCACGCAGTAGAAGAAGTTCTTTGGGGTATGATGGCAGGTCCTGGTTATTATGACGCCGCAGCAGATGACTTTAAGTCTGCAGCTTCAGGAACTACTTATATTGCACACACTACAACCACAGGCTCAGGCGCTAGCTTAGTTGAAGGCAACGCCGCTATTGACTTTGCACAATCTAACAAAAGTACGTTGGGTACTGCAGATATTTTCTTTGCAATGGGTGGAGACAATGATACAAAAACTGTCTATAAAATATCAGAGTGTGTTGTAAACGAAGCTTCTGCAGACTTTGATATTGATGGTATTGCTACCATTAACTGGTCTGGAATGGGTTCAATTATTAGTGATCAAGGTAGTACAGTTCCTGTAGCTACTATTACAGAAGGCACTACTGCTACGAATAACTTTATTCGTAACCGACTAACTACCCTTACTGCGGGTAAGTATCCTGCAGCACCAATTACTATTGGAGCCACCGCAAGTGGTGTTGTACAACCAGTAGAAGGCACTCGGTATAAAATCTCTGTAGTGGGCGATACCAACTGGACTGCAATTGGAGCTTCTGCAGCGACTGTAGGCGTTGAGTTTGTTGCAAACGACCAAACTTCAACAGGAACAACCGGTAAAGCGTTTAAAGAGCAAACTTATGGACTGGTACTAACTGGAGGTAATGTTACTATTACTAACAATATGACTTTCCTTACTCCAGAAACTCTTGGAAGTGTGAACCAGCCAATTGGTCACGTTACAGGTGCACGTTCAGTATCAGGCAGCTTTACTTGTTACTTGAATAATGACACTGACTCAAGTGCAGAATTGTTTGAAGACTTACTGGGTGATACCACTACAGTTACAAACAATCACCGTTTAGTATTTGCTATTGGAGGTACTACTCCTAATCTGCCTAGAGTTGAGATGTCAATGTTAGATTGTCACCTTGAGCTACCTTCTCACTCTATCGATGATGTTATTTCACTAGAAACTGCGTTCCACGCATTACCTAGTGCAATTGACAAGACCGACGAACTTACTGTTAAGTACTTTGGTAGGGATGCTGTGTAAGGTAGAAGGTACGTAAAAATATTTCTTGACATAGAAGGTCTTTTGGACTATACTATGAGATAGAAAAAGTTAGAAGGGGCTCTTTTTCGAGCCCCTTTTATTATACGGAGACAAATGGCTAATTACAACTTTAAAAATGAAGCGGAGGTCTATATTGATGCAGGTGCAGGAAAAATAAGACTAGACGTAACTAAGGATTTAAGTTTTAGCCAAACTTTTACGGATAACACGTATGAGCAAAAAACTCTACATGCTCCGCAAAACTTGCATGATGCTTCTAATATAAAAAAGGCAAATCCTGCAAGTTTTAGTTTTACAATTCCAGCCATTACAGAAAGTGCGTTGGATACAGTTTTTAATTTACTAGTTAATTTTAAATCAGGTACTTATACCTTAAATACTTTTACTATGTACATAAGACTACCTAATGATGTTTATAGACTGGAAAATTGTGTTATAACTAATGGGACATTCATAATTGAGAAATTAGAGAATCTCAAGTTGACAATTACCGGAGAAGCATCAAGATTAACAGGAGGAAACAGTTCTTTTACTTCCTTTTCAGGAGGAACAAGAACTCCTCAGTATATGAAAGATTTGTCAGTATTCATGTCTACCACCAACTTAACAGAAGGTGTGTTTTCTGTTGCTGTAGAGCTTCAAAATAATATTGAATGGACTCCTTACGAAACTGTCAATAAAGCATTGAATATTGGTAATACTCATAATGTCAATACTACAATGTACCCCTCTAATTTCACTCTAAAGAAACGGATTGTTTCCGGTTCTGTTGGACAATATGTTTTGGATACTTTTAACTCCGATCTACAAGGTTGGAAGCAAAATGTACCAGTACTTATAACAGCAGGAAACGGATTAACAGGTAACGACTTTAGAGGATTTAAGTTCAATTTTGGCACCTGTTCTTTTACTAACCGAAATAATGTCGGAGATGTATTTACACATAGTTACGATTGGATATCTAACGATAACACTACCAACCTTGGTAGTAAAATTACTTATAACTAAA